GCGAGCAGGCCTATTTGTTGGGAAAAAAAACTAAGCGTAATGGCGAGGAGATTGATCATTTATGACAGAAAGCTTATGTAAACATGAATGCGGATGCATCCCGAAAGAAAAAGAAATGTTTTGTTCTACATGCTTTCACAATTTTGATGAAGTTGAAAGTTTCCACGAGTTCGCAGGAGTACATTGTTGCCCAAAATGCTGGCCAAAGGAATCAAACGATGATAATTTATTTTGGTTGAAATTTATTTCTTCAGCGATTTTTGTAAATGACAAAAGTTGTTGATTGGGACAAGAAAGTTTGTGAAACATGTGGTAAAAAGTATGCCTCAAAATATTGAAAATTTAGAAGGGATGAAATTTGGGGCTCTTCGTATAAAAGGAAGAGCAGAAGATTACACATATACAAGAGCAGCGGGCAAGAGGAAAGGAAAGTTAGAAAAAAGAGTTGTGTGGAAGTGTATTTGCGTATGTGGAAACCAAATAAACGTAGTAGCATATGATTTAAAAAGATGTACGGCAAGAAGTTGTGGATGCATAAAGAATGAAATAGGAAAAAATGTAATGAAAAGAATTCCTGAGTTATTCTATGAAGAAAAATGCAAAGTTATGGAACGTTTATGACAGGTCATCCGTGGGCAGATTTTCTAGATGCACGTAAAAAAACAATCGTCTGGATGAAAGATGAATGTGGAAGAACGGACCAGGAAATTGCGATAATTCTATCGATGGATGCCCGTCAAGTTGCATCAATAATAAAGGCTATGATTAGTTTCGGCGAGTATAAATTAAAGGAGGATTATGACACCAGAAAAAAACGGTAGAAATCTAGCCGTAATTGATTGGGAAAAAGTAGATCAGTTATTAGTGTCTGGTCAAAAAGGGACTGAAGTTGCTGCATTTCTTGGTATACATCCCACTACATTTTACAGGAGAGTAGAGGAAGATAAAGGGGTGAGTTTCACTGAGTATTTACAACAAAAGAGATCTCACGGTGACGGTTTGTTAAAAACTCAGCAATTTGCGAAAGCAATGGGATATACTGAAAAAGGAGACAATACTTTATTAATTTGGCTAGGAAAAACAAGACTTGAACAAAAAGAGCATGTTGATAAGCTTCCTGACAATGATCTTACTTTAACTAAAGCTTTGGAAAGAATACACTCAACTAACTTTGAAGAGATGGATAGAAAAATTAACGAGCTTCAAAAGGTTATTGACGACTTTAAGATAAAAGAGAAATCAAATGGATCTATCCAAGAAACAAATACAATCGATCCAGAAATCAACGAAGAGATTTAACTTATGGGTTGGAGCAGTTCGGTCAGGTAAAACATTTGCTTCAATATTGCGTTTAATCGATCTTCTAAAAAATGGTCCCCCTGGAAACGTAATGATAATTGGCGTTAACAGGGATACAATTCAACGCAATGTTCTGCTTGAACTGTACAAGTTCTTGGGGTTTCCCCCTCCTAGCACAAAGACAACAGAGACAAAACTTTATGGTCGTAATGTGTACTTCGTGGGTGCGCATGATGAGAGCGCAGTGCGAAGGATTCAAGGATCGACTCTAGCTTTGGCTTATGTGGATGAGCTTACATGTATACCACACCCGTTTTTTCGTATGTTGCTTTCTAGATTATCAATTAAGGATGCAAAGCTATTATGCACAATGAACCCGGAAGGCCCTGCGCATTGGGCAAAAAAAGAATATATTGACCGAGCTGAAGAGTTAGATCTTGTGCATTGGCATTTTGTCTTAGATGACAATCCTTCCCTTGACCCCAAGTATGTAGAGAATCTAAAGAAAGAATACACTGGAGCATGGTATAATAGATTTATTTTAGGTCAATGGGCGGTTGCACACGGCTTAATCTACGACTCTTTTGACCATGATAATATCTACACTCACCCATACGATTCGCCAAATTACTATATTGTAGGAATAGATTACGGTACGACAAATGCAACAGCAGCCGTTATTTGCGGTGTTAGGCCAAATCGATGGCCCCAAATAACGGTAGAGGAGGAGTACTACTATGACAGCGCGAAAGAAGGGAGATCAAAGAGTGATGATGAGCTGGCTCAAGATATCATAGATTTTATTGGGTGGAGATCAGTCCAAGCAATTTATATTGATCCAGCAGCAGCAAGCCTAAAAGTTGCGTTACGTCAAAGAGACATGCCCGTATTGGATGCAAATAATGATGTGCTAAACGGTATCAAGGTAACGCATAGGTATATCTCAAACAAAAATATTGTCATTCAAAAAAGCTGCAAGAACTTAATTGAGCAAATGCAATCCTATTCATGGTGCCCAAAAGCGGCAGATAGAGGAGAGGACAAGCCTGTTAAAATAGCAGATCATGCAAATGACGCCCTTAGGTATGCCTGCTATTCGGCGTTCCCTCAGGGGGAATTTAGCCGGCCAGATGAAAATTTAACTATTGAACAATTGCGCAGAAAAGTTTATGGTGGAGATGATCCCCTAGGATTTAGTAATGGTTTTGGCGGTTATATGTAATTGAGGTGCGTTAGTGGGTAGTTATGGCAATGCTTATTATGGGTCTCAGTTCTACTTAGACGGTGGAACTTCCGAGACTAAAGACATTAAGTCTATGATGGACCATTACTACACTAGTTCTTACCCAAGCAATGCTAGTTATTGGCAGCAAGGAGCTATCGACAAGCGTTTTAAAGTAGGCGACCAAACACTCTACAGTATGATGTATGGCGATAATCAGTATTTCCAATCTCGCCGATTCTTTTTCAATTTAATTCGACGTCACATCAACATGATAGTAGGTTACCAGCGGAAAAATCGCAAATCTACTATTACAATGCCGATCCATGACGGAGATCCACTGGCAGATGAATATAATGCAGTTTTGAAATGGTCAGAGAATAGAGATGGGTTTCACGAATATCTATCGCAGGCTTTTGAAGGTGCTTGCGACACTGGCATGTCTCTCTTGCATCTATACCCAGATTACACTTTAGACCCTATCTCAGGGGATTTATTTACGGACCAAGTCTCTTACAACAATTTCCTGATTGACCCCTACTTTCGCAAACAGGATTTTACTGATTGTGCATTTATATGGAGGCGTAGATGGGTTAATAGGACGGCAGCTAAAGCATTATTGCCGGGGCATTCGGAAAAGATAGATAAGATGCGCCCAAGTGGGCAAAAAGATGGCCGATTTCCTCTGCAAGCAGAGCTAATCAACTTGGACACCAATCAACTTTTTGCCTACGATGAGTTTTACCACCGCACGATGAGAGAGGCAACTATCATAGTTGATCCAAAAACAGGGGAGGCAACTGAGTGGGAAGAGCAGATAGATGATCGCAAGGATCTTCTTGAGATGACATTGGCTCAACAGCCTTGGTTAATGGTGCACAAAAAGCAAGTACCAACTGTAAAAATGGTGATATGTATTGGAGGGACACCCTTATACCATGGACCAAATCTTCTCGATATTGATTCATACCCTTTCGTCCCTGTATTGTGCTACCATGAGCCTGACGTTCAGTCGTATGCTTGGCGTGTTCAAGGCATTGTCAGGAATTTACGTGATGCTCAATATCTATACAATCGTCGAAAAGTTATTGAATTAGATATTCTTGAGTCTCAGATAAATAGTGGATGGATTTTCCCGATAGACGTAGTTACAGATCCAAAAGCTTTTAGGCAGTCGGGACAAGGATTTTTAATACCCCTTAAAGCAGGGCATTTACCGCAAGAAATACAACGGATAGATCCCCCAGGGATACCTCAAAGTATGATGGAGTTGTCTAGGAGCCTATCCGAGGATATCACAAAGATTTCCGGGGTAAACGAAGAGCTTCTAGGTAGTGCTACAGATGATAAAGCGGGGATCTTGTCTATGCTTAGGCAGAGTGCTGGACTGACCACTTTACAAACGATACTTGATAAGCTGGACTATAGTCAAAGGTTGTATGGAAAAATACGTTTAGAGGCTATACGCAAAAGGTTCACCAAAGGAAAACTTGCGCAGATTATAGGCAATGAACCTTCCGAAAGATTCTTTACCGCCTCCAGTTTAAAGTATTCGGTTGCAGTAGAAGAAGGGAATTACTCGACGACTCAAAGACAAATGGAGCTCCAACAACTTCTACACTTTCGGGAGCTGGGCATTCCAATACCGGATAAATCGATTATGCGTGCTGCATTTATCAGCAATAAAGCCCAAATTATGAAAGATATGGAAGAGCAAGCGCAACAGCAACAACAAATGCAAGCTGCCCAGTCCGAACAGGCTCAAAAAGAATCCAATGCTGATATTATGGCGAAGTTTGCTAAATCTAAGCTTGATCAAGCGAAAGTGCTTGAGACATATTCCAAAATCAATCAAGGTGAAGCACGCGCAGAGCATGATAGGACAAGCGCAGACCTTGAAGTCGTAAAACAAATGATAGCTTTGGAGGACATGGATTTAGCCAACCTCCGAAACAGCTTTGATATGGCTATGATGATAAAAGGCGCTAATCAAGCGCAAGCGCAAGAACAAGAACAAGCGTCCCAGTTGCAATCGCAGGGGATTTAAAGGAGAAAGAGAATGGATAAAGGTATGAAGGGAGCTATGATGCCCAAAGATCGAAAGGAGCAAGCTCAAGGTAAATTAGGTTATACAAGTAATTTAAAATACTCAGGCGAAATGAGTGCACCCAAAGACTATGACAAGGCAAGTCAAGGGCTTGCGAACTATGTAAAAAAACACCAAATGAAATACTAGGTAAACCATGGCATCAAAGAAAAGCGCGGGCGTGGCACCTTTGGGCCATGCTCCCTTTAGTAAAATCAAGTTGGAGGGGCCGAAAAGGCATCATGATTTCCATGGTAATGCAGCCTCGGTCCCAGGAAAAGGCGAAGGAATGGCAGTGCCAAACCAAGCATACGAAATACATTACAACATGCATAAGCCATCCGAAAATATGGTGTTAGTGCAGGGAGATGATTTTATGGCCAAACGTCCAAGGGACAGAAAAACTACTCACCTAAAAGTCAACGAAACAGACTCATAATGACTAAAAGTAAAAGACAAACAGCTGGGGCCTTGCAAGTCAAGGCATCTAGCGACACAACCAAGTATGATGCGTTAGAAGTAGGTCAAGCTCTTTGTGATGATGTTATGGAGCAGCTTAGGATTTGTGCACATAAAAATCATGATGTCCTTGATATTCCTCAATTTTGCGTAGTCATGCTGGTATCGGAGGACTGCCTTATTAAAGGATTAATGCGAAGGAAATTTTATGCGTGGCCATTTTTGCCTAAGCCGCGTCCTAACCAAGCCGTGTTCTTGTACACAAA